GAACTCCGTCCTCGTAGGGCGATACGGTCACGGCATGGGCTTTTTCGGCGATCTCCTTCATAAGCTCAAGGTCTTCTGGACTTTCAAAGCCTAAGAATGGCAAGAATACTTCAATATGCGACTCCCATTTGTGGTAGTCAACAATGCCTCTAATCCGTCCATGCTTGCGTTTAGCAACAGCATCAAGTCGATCAAGAAGGTATTCGTAGTTTTCCTTGTCTTTCTGGACAATGATCTTCGGGATTTTATCCATTGCATCAGCGAATGCCTTGAAAAAGCCCCCGTCAATAGCCTGATTGAAGATTGCCTCAGCCCGTTCGGTCTCAGGCGTTTTTTCATGCCTTGTATAGTCCTGCTCGAAGATTATATCTTCCATAAGGTCAGCCCTCACTCTCTTCAATAATTCCGAAGTCGATGAGAATGTTTTCGCTTGCGTGGGGAGGATAGACGATCCCCATCATCTCATAGTCATAGCGTTTGACGCGGCGAGAAGAGTGAATTAACTCCGGCGCATAAGCAGCAGTCTCACAATGCTCATATTCCGGCATACCGGCTAAATCATCAGCAGCAGCGCGGATCAGAGCCTCAGCAACTTCGTCGATGTCCTTGCCGAACTCTACTCCGACAAGCTCATGCTTCTTGACATCCTTATCTAAGTTCCCGAAGGAACGGTACAGCTTATATTTCATTTCTCCATCCTTTCCATTAGCGTTTTGTGACGCCGAGCAGATATGCTTTCATCTTTGCTTGCATTATTTTTATGTACTCTTCAAAGTAAACGCCGATCTCTGCCGGATAGATGTCGAAGAGAGGATCTGTTGCTGCTTCAATCTGTTCCGTAGTCAGCCCTATGAGCCGTCTCATCGGCTCGTGATAGAGAGGATAGACCTCAGCAAGAGTGTCCTTGCGCAAGTGCTTCCTCAAAACCTCAGCACCGGCATTGGCAAGAATGCCATGCGAAGCTCGGTCAACAGAGGAAAGATGTCTTTTGACAATCTCAATCCTTGTGTCCTCGTCATAGTCCATTGCTGCCGTCGCAGTTGAAGTCAGATAAAAGCATTCGGTGTAATCAAAGCTCACGATATGCCCGTCCGGTGTCATAGACATCTGCACATTGTCATCCTGACTGCACATAACCGCAAGAGCATAGTTTTCTGCGTACTCACGCTGCCACTCCGATTTACTGTTCATCTCATCGAGCGTGAAGGGATGCAGACCTTCAATATATTCGATACCCACTACATACGGGGAAGCAAAGAGCTTCTTGTCCTTCGTTGCAACATCAAATAGATAGACATTCGGCGCACGAATGCACAAAAGCTCTGCCAGCCTCGAATACATGAACTCGTTGCAGGCAGAGCTTGGATTTTCGTGCTTAATCAGTAGCTTGGGCAGACTTCCGTCCTTAGCCGTGGCGAGATAAAGGCTGCCGCTGAAACCGTTGTGCGAAAAAGGCTCGTATGTGTAGTTTTCCGTATTCAAAATATGTTCTTCCATACTGTTCATTATCCTTCCGGTCTCACATTCTTGAGGAAGTCCGCATGAGGCACATAAGGTAAGTTCAAACGCCAGCCCATCCGATTCATTTCGTTGAGCTTAATCAGCATCAGATTGATATTGGTGTTCATCAGCGAAGAGAGCTGCACCACATCATAACCTTCACGCAGATACTCAATCAACTCGTCATCGTCGATGCGAAGATGAGCCGCAAAAGCGTTCGCCTCATACTCAGGCTTAGACCGCATATCGAACAGCACAAACTCAGGCAGAGCGTTATTTCCTTTCGCAAGGTCACGATGGAAAATGTCATGCCCGATCTCATGACCGCAGACCATCTGCATGGTCATTTCCTCCATTTTGGAGTTCAGAAGAATATGTCTTTCCTTATGCCGGTAGGTATACATACCGAGAAGGTTGTCGAAGTCATCAATGAAGTCCACATAGATGCCCAGCTCACGAGCGATCTTGAGCGTATTTCGAGTGCCGCAGCTTCGGACAATACTTGTGGCTTTTTGATATATCTCTTCGGAGCGAATGATCATGGGACTATCACACCCCCTTAGTATTCTAATTGCCCATTCTATTTTAGCGCATAGTAAGTCCTATAAAACGGACTCATTCGATTTTAGGCGTTCTCGTCCTGCGCTTTGAACTTCTTCGGTGTGTACTTCTCCACATTCCGCGCCTTAGCTGCCCAATAGATGTCCTGCAATGCCTTCATGACAGCATCCTCATCCTGCGGAGAGAGTGTGCCACCGGCAAACAGACCGGACATACCATCAATCAGCTCTTGAGCTTGTTTCATGCCACGAGTGCCGTACTGCTCCGCAGCCTGAACGACAAACTCTTCGTCCTCAGTCAGCAGATAGTTCACATCTACCTCGAAGTAATCAGCAATCTTTTTATATGCGTCCTTCGTTCGCGGAAAAGAAATCCCGTTCTCGTAGCGCGTAATCATGCGCCGGTTGATACCCAGACCGTCAGCGACTTCCTGCTGGGTTAAACCTCTTTTTTCTCGTTCGTGTTTGAACTTTTCTCCAAAGGTCATTTTGGTAATCACTCCTGTTCACAAAAAGTTTGCGACATTAAAATGCTCAAACCTATTGACAAAGGCACTTCAAGTGCGTATAATAATAACTGAGCAGTTCAACTACTCATATTTTACTCCGAATTGCTCATCTTGTCAAGGGGTATGAGTAAAAATGAATGAAAAGTTACAATTAGGGCTTCAAAGATGGGACAAGCGTCGGAGAAGTATGGGCAATTCATATCGGTGTCCACTGCCGATATGTCATCAATAGGAGTGAGGTAAAGCAAAATGGAAGTTCAGTGTAAAAAAGCGTATGTATCGGTGAATGCCGATATTGATAAGGAAGGCGTTATCCATCCCCGTTTTATCCGATGGGACAACGGACTTATCTATCAGATTGAGGACATTCTGTATAAATGCAGAGCTGCCTCTAAGAAGGTTGGAGGCGGCGGTATTCGTTACACGATCCTCGTCAAAGGGCATCAGTCCTTCCTCTTTCAAGAGGGAACAAAATGGTTTGTAGAAGCAAAGGAGAGCAGTTGATGATTTTATCCCACAAGCAAATAGAAGAAATTGCAGCAGCCGTCACCAAAGACTTCAATCAGTTCTTCTTCGGTGATGACTTTGAAAACAGCAGACGCTTCGTTCAGTGTACTCCGATTGATCAGTTCGCAAAGGACTTTCTCGGATTGAGCGTTTCATTCGCAAGACTGTCTGCTGACGGAAGCATCTGCGGTTTGACGGCGTATGCCGATACCGAGTATGAGATAGAGGAAATGGGCATCAGGCACACCATCCCCCTAAAACAAAATCAAGTCCTTCTGGATGAGAGCTTTATTAAGCCCGGACAAGTGAAGGAACTCTGCGGCAAGCGACGATTCACTCTTGCCCACGAGTGCGCTCATCAAATCCTTTATCAGTATGAATCTGATGAAGTAAAGGCGGCTTGCCAGAAGAAGTATGCTGCGCGTTCGTCCTACTCTCTGCGTGATCTCAAGACACGCGAGGATTGGAACGAGTGGCAAGCCAACGCATTAGGCGCAGCAATCCTCATGCCTCAAAAAGAGATGGACCTTGCCATGTGGTATTTTGCCGCTGGCAGGAAGCTCATCAATTACGAGGGGAGGTTTAGTTATCTGGATAAAATGTCTCTCTCCATGTTGTGCAGTCATCTCGGCGTTTCTAAGTCTGCTGCCATCATTCGGCTGAGACAGCTCGGTCATCTCGAAGACCGTCCGTACCTTGAATATCACGATCCGTTGGAGGTATGGGCATGAGAAGAGACATTCGTATTACTGAGCCATCTGCGGAAATGCAGATCAAGATAAGACGGGCTTGCAACGCCATTGCCACACAGAAGAAGCGCATGGTGAAATGCCCGTATTGTCAACACAATTCAATCGCTGTTTTTGAGGACACACGAGGTCATGTTCAAGCAAAGTGTAAAAACTGTGGGCGTGAGACCGTGTTCGATGTTCTCAGCATGAGACGGTTAAAACTCAGGCTTCACCATCACGAGTAAAGTTCTGAGATAACAAATAAATATTTTTATAGCTGTGCTATGGAGCCGCTGATTGGTGAGTCTTCCTAAGCCGCATGAACAGAGCTTCTGTTATAGAAGTCTCTGGTTTATCGGCATGGGATCACAAGCTCACCGTCATGCGGCTCTATTTTTGTCTCGTCCTTCCGCAGCTCCGCGCCAGCGGAAAGGACAAGACAATGAAAAGAATCCCCAAAACCCCAGTCGAGTTCGACTATGACCTCTGGACAACGGAGGACGGCAAGTGCATGGTGCGCGTCAAGCTCACCGGCGAAGTGACGGAGGTAGCCCGTGAGGTCATGAAAATCCTCCGCGCAGAAGAAAAGAAGCTGAGACGGTCTTTCACCGGCGAGGCTTCCGAGAACAGTGAAGATGGAGATATGAACACAATCCTCTCTCTTGATGCACTGCCTGACGATGATGTAAAGTCCGCTGCTTGGCTCACCGATTACAGAGACTTTGTTCGTGAGGTTATGGTCGGTGAAATGGAAAAGGATTTTCGCGGTATGCTGACCAACGCACAGCGCGAGATTTATGAGGTTGTACTTCTTGGAGGGATGAAGCCCTACGATTATGCAAAGAGAAAAGGCATCTCTGCTTCGAGCGTTACGCAGCACATTCACGCTATCCAGAAGAAAGCAAAAAAATTTTTTGTTTTTTGAAAAGCGGTACTTAAAAAACGGCAAAAAAATGTCCGTTGTAAAGTGAAGGGGTCAATCAGACAACTTCGCTTGTTCCTTGAAAACTGAATAGTTCAGTGCTGCGGATCTTTCCTCTTTTCTCGAAGCGACTTGTCTTCTGCCGCCATGACCTCCAACCGGAGCGAGCGATCAACAGAGAGACAGAACAGCCGTGTGGTGCGGCTGCTTGCCATGATGGAGAAGTTGGGTATAATGATACTTCCGTCTCGATTTTTCGGGGCGGCTCGGAGCGATCCTCGGAGGGGTGAGAGTCCCATGATACCGATTAACCGTTGGTAGTCCGTAGCATTCCCTATTCAGCAGGGGCGCGAGCTGCAAATATGCTGGATTTTGAAACAAACCTATAAGAAACTTTTCATATAGTTTCAAGATGAAAACTATGTGGCAGAGTGTCGGGCGGTTTACTGCAAGATGCTCTGCCATATCCTTTTGTCCTGAGACAAAATATCAAGCAGGAGGTGTATGATACATGATGGGCATTGAATCCATGAGAACGGTAGACCCGAAGACGGTTGACCGGAATACTCTCGTTCAGCGCAGCAGCGTCCGACTCGATCCTACGGCACCGAGAGAGGACAGGCTGCGTGAGTTTATCAAGCAGATCAAAAATCCCTATTGCTATCTCGATGGAAAGACTGTCGTGAAGATCAGCTTCTCCAATACAGATACCACTATGGAAGATTGCCTTGAGCATTATCTGAGAGGACTTTGATTATGAACAAATTGAATCTTTTTCCCCGGTTCTATCGACAAGAGGATGATTTTGTGGTATAATCACATCAGGTCAAAAAAAGAAGAATAGGACTGAGCCGCCGATGGAATGTTGGGGGCTATGTCTTGTTTCTCTCATACCATGAAGCAAGCCTTCGTCTTTCTGATTTGATGTATCACACCAAACAGAAAAACGGAGGTTATTTTTATGCCAAAAAAGGTGTACCGAACAGCCATCTACTGCCGCCTCTCGCGTGAGGACGGTGACAAGGTGGAGAGCAATTCCATTGCAAGCCAGAGAGCGATATGTGAAGACTACATCGCAAGACACGAGGATCTGGAGATTGTCTGTGAGCCGTTTATTGATGACGGTTACAGTGGTGTCTCTTTCAATCGTCCGAACTTCAAAAAGCTCGAAGCTGCTATCAAGAAGGGGGCTATTGACTGCATCGTAGTCAAGGACCTCAGCCGCTTTTCAAGAAACTACATCGACGGTGGACGCTACCTTGAAAAGATTTTCCCTCAGCTCGGCATTCGCTTCATAGCCATCAACGATGCCTATGACAGCTTGACCGGCGATCCTCAGTCCGACTCGTTTGTCATTCCGTTCAAAAACCTGATAAACGATTCCTACTGCAAGGACATCTCCATGAAAATCCGTTCCAGCTTGGAGGTCAAGCAGAAGAACGGTGAGTTCGTAGGGGCATTCGCTCCTTATGGCTACAAGAAATCCCCGGAGAACAAAAACCAGCTCATCGTCGATGAGGCGGTCAGCGAATATGTCCAAATGATTTTCGCCATGTATAAGGACGGCTTTTCAATCGGACGCATTGCTGCCAGACTGAATCAAATGGGTGTTTTGTCTCCGATGGAATACAAACACTCAGCCGGTGTGAAGTTCGATACCGTCTTCAAGACCGGTGAGACGGCGAAGTGGACATACAATGCTGTCCTTCGCATTCTGAACAATGAGGTCTATATCGGCGTTCTGGCTCAGGGAAAACGCGGCACTCCCAACTACAAGGTGCGTGTTGTTCAGAGCAAGGACGAAGCTGAATGGGTAAAGGTTGAGAATGCTCACGAGGCTCTTGTCTCTTATGAAGACTTCATGGCGGTCAAGTCCATGATGAAGAGAGATATGCGCTGCGCTCCCGATCAGGAGGAAGCACATCTCTTCTCCGGCTTTCTGTTCTGCGGAGACTGCCAGCAGTCGATGATCCGCAAGACTGTTCCGTCAAAGACGAAAAAGTATATCTACTATGTCTGTTCTCAGAACAAGCATAGCCGCACTTGCAGTCCTCACAGCATCAGCGCAAAGGAAGTTGAGGAAAAGGTGTTTCGCGCCATCCATGACCAGATCGAGCTTGTCATCAATCTCGAAAAGGCACTTGAGATGATTGAGAGACTACCTTCCCAAAGCCGCAAGGCGTTCAACTATGAGGCGCAGATTGCAAAGATTGAGGAAGAGATTGAGCGTTATCAGAAGCTCAAGCTCAGGCTCTACGAAGACCTCTCTGACGGTGTAATTGACAAAGCGGAGTATTTTGAGTTCCGCAACAGCTACACCAAAATCATAGAGGACAAGCAGGAAGCTCTCCTGCGCGTCAAAAAGGAAATGAAGCAGACGGTAACAACCGGCACGACGGAGAGGAATTGGGTAACACTCTTCAAACAGTATGAAAATATCGAAGAGCTTAACCGCCGCGTCCTGATGAGCCTTGTTGACCGCATACTGATCCATGAAAACCACGCAATAGAAATCGTCTTCAAGTACAAGGACGAATATCAGCAGACACTTGAATATGTTCTCGGCTATTCCGATGAACTTGCCATTGCCGGATAAAGGAGGGATGAGCGAATGGCACGAAAAAGCAGAAAAGTCGCAGCCGTAGCAGAGCCGATTATCGAAGCTACTCCTGCGCAAATCTACCAGACAGCCATCTATGCCCGTCTTTCCGTTGAGAATAGCGGCAAGTCTGAAAAGGTGGATGTCATCACCAATCAGATTGAGATATGCAAGTCCTATATTGCTGACCGCCCGTATCTTGATCTTGTCGATACCTATATCGACAACGGACGCACCGGCACTGTTTTTGACAGACCGGAGTTCAACCGTCTGATGAACGACATCAAAAGCGGCAGGATCAAGTGTCTGGTAGTCCGTGATCTCAGTCGTTTCGGGCGTGACTACATCGAAACCGGCACATACCTTGAGCGCATCTTTCCGCAGATCGGTCTCAGATTTATCTCTATCAAAGAGCAGTACGATAATTTTGATAACGACGGCTCAAACGAGAGCCTGATGATCCCTCTGCAAAATATGATAAACGCACTCTACTCGAAGGACATTTCCCGTAAGGTCTCCACTGCGCTGAAAGCACAGATGGAGCAAGGGACTTTCCGCAAGAGAAATCTTCCGTATGGCTATAAGTGGAATGATGAACGCTCCAACATGGTTATCGACGAAGACAGCGCAAAGTTCGTTCGTCTGATGTTTCAATGGAAGATTGAGGGGTGGTCAATTCCGTCAATCCTTGATGCCCTTGACCGCATGGGCGCACCTAACCCAGAGTCAAGGAAGCGTGAGGTAGGTACAAGAGACGGCGATCCGTCATCTTATACCGGCTGGTACAGCTCATCGCTATACAGCATTCTCACCAATCCTCATTATGTAGGCGATACCGTTCTCGGACGGTCTATGAAGGCAATATACAAAAACATCCCGTCCCACAATGTAAAGGACAAGGATGAGTGGATTGTCTTCCCCGACACACACGAGGCGATTATCTCCCGTGAGGACTTCCAAAAGGTGCAGGACATTATGAATGCTGCCTCCGAAGCTCGTCAGACAAAAATGCAGAAGTCCGAAGAAATCAGAGCAACGCTCATCAATCTCTTCGAGGGCAAGATTGTCTGCGCAGACTGTGGCAGGAAGATGTACTTTCACAGAAAGCGCATTGACAAGGATAAGCGCGGACGCTGGTATGCCTTTTATGAGTGCAGCACATCCGTTTCCAAACGCTATGAGCATTGTACTTCTCACTACACTCGGCAGGATAAACTCGAAGCCGATGTTCTTGCGGCAATCCAGCTTCAAGTCAAGGCAGCTCTCGATTACGATAAGCTGCTCGGCAAGCTGAGAGGCAGCGAGGGTGAAAAGAGCATTCGTGACAAACTGAATGCGACGATCTCAAGCCTTAACCTCAAGCTCGGCGGCGTTTCAAAGAAGCGCACTCGTCTCTATGAGGACTTCGCAGAAGGTCTTCTGGATGAAGAGGAATACACTTTCGCCAAGAAAAGCTACGATGAGCAGTATGCGGATCTGTCTCGCCGGTTGGATGAGGCAGTCCAGCGTAGAAGCAAGTTTAGCGAGGCGATGTCGGTAGATAACAAGTGGATCACGCTGATGAAGTCTGTCAGTACGGCAGAACAGCTCTCTCAGGATTTAGTAGACGAGTCTGTTGAATTGGTCAAAGTCCATGATGACGGCTCTGTGGAGCTGGTCATGAAGTACGGAGACATCTACGCACTGACATTGCAGAGTATCAAAGAAGTTCAGGAGGCGATGTAATGAGCAAAGATTATACCATCGGCATCTACATACGCCTATCTCTGGCTGACGAAGATACCGGCTACGGAAACAAAGCGGAAAGTGACAGCATCGGTAATCAGCGTATGCTTATCAATCGCTATCTCGACAATCATCCGGTATTACGCAATTTTCCGAGACTTGAGTTCGCGGATGACGGTTATACCGGTACGAACTTCAATCGTCCTCAGTTCACGGCTATGATGGAGAAAGTCCGTCGAAGCGAGATCAATCTGATCATCGTCAAGGATTTTTCCCGTTTTTCTCGTGACTACATTGAGACCGGCAACTACCTCGAATGTACCTTCCCATTCATGGGAGTACGCTTCATCTCCATCAACGACGGATATGACAGCGATGAATACAAGGGTACAACCGGAGGACTTGAAGTTGTCATGCGCAGCATCATCTACGCTGCATACAGCAAGGATTTGTCAGTGAAGACTACCTCTGCTAAGGTACAAATGATGAAGCAAGGTAAGTATGTCGGAGGTTATGCGCCCTATGGCTACATGATGCACCCGACAAAAAGAAATGCCCTCGCCATTGATCCTGACTCGGCTGCTGTTGTCCGTCGTATCTTCGATGAGGCTATTGCCGGAAACAACACATCTGCAATCTGCAAGATGCTCAATGATGAGAATGTACCTACGCCCGGACAGTATTTCAGAAGCAAGTACGGCGGCAACAAGAAGTTCAGTCGCATGAGCGAGAAAATCAGTTGGGATGTCGCTATGGTGCTTCGGATCTTGAAATACCAGATTTACACCGGCGATATGGTCAGCCATCGCAGAAAGAAGTGTGGCGTAAGCACAAAGAAAACTGTGGCTCAAGAGCCGATCATCGTAGAGGGAATGCACGAGGCAATAGTCAGCAAGGAAGAGTTCCTGCTTGCCCAGCAAATTATCCGTGGGGGCAATCATGCCGCCCGTGAGGTCAAGAATTACCCTCTGCGCGGTCTTGTCTGCTGTGGTAACTGTAAGCGTGTCATGACCAGACGGAAGCTCAAAGGCGGCTCTGTGCAGTATTCCTGCCACCATTCCATTCATGATGAAGATACTGAATGCGCAGTTGGCGAGAAGTATAGCGAGGCATCCTTAGAAGCCATCGTCTACAATGCGATTGGTGGCTTCCTTGCTCTGGCAGAAAAGCAGTCTGTTCAAAACCGAGAGGTCGGAAACATTCGCAAGTCTGCTATCAAGGAATGCGCTGCAAAGATCAAGTCATTGCAGACACAGACCGAACAGCTCAAGGCTATGAAGCTCAGGCTCTACGAAAAGTACACTTCCGGCAGCATCTCAAAGGCTGACTATCTCAAGCAGAAGGCAGATACCGATGCAAGGCTGACAGAGAATGCCGAAGCGATCCGATTGGCGCACGAGAGAATGCAGGAACTTGACTCTGAGACATCCTGCTCTGATGAGCGTCTGAATGCCGTCTGCGACAAGTACAGAGAGAGCAAGG